GGCTTGAAATTCTTGCACCACTCCGACACCATCTTCCGTTACTTCTTGTTGTTCATCCCATTCGTCATAACAAAGAATACCGTATGCGAAGGGGTCAATACCTTCAGCCTCAAATGCTTCTTTGACTCTTTGCGCCACTAAGCCAACATGCCATCTTGCGCCACTGCCTTTTTTAAGTACAGCGTCTTTGAATTTGAATTGTTGATACTCAACATTGCCCCAAGCACGAAGAACGGCGGCATCAATGTCTTGAATTTGCTCTTTTTCACGTTCATCGGAGGTATTGATAGTCGCCGTGGTCGCATAAACTGTCGTCCATCTTCTTGACGCTCCGCCGAGCGTATAGGTTGCGTCTGTGCGAGGGCGAAGAATCTGTGTATCGGTGTTTGTGGCAAAGAAAGTTACTGTTGCACTTCCGTCAGTAGTCGAGCCACCACTTACTTGAATTCTTGCGTCGTAGTCATTAACTGATTCGTTGTTGCCAGATGTGTGAATATCTGCGTACCAAGTGGCTGCGGTGTTTTGTTTGCCGAGTTCCATTGTTCCGTCTGCTCGTAAAAGAGCGGAGCGCTGACCGCCTATGTACGAATCAAAAACATTTGTGCCACCCGTGTAGTACAAACCAGTGTCCGCATTGTCAACTCGTAGTCCTACAAAACCTGAACCACGAGCGACAAAGAAACTTTGGATTTTGTATGTTCCAAGATTTACGGCATCAAAACCCCATACGTAGTGAGCACCACCAGTCGCGGCTGTTGATGCTTCTTTATTGTCTACAAGACCAAGTTCAAAACCTGTCATTGCTGAAGCATGTGAGTTGGCGTCCATCAAAACATTTGCATTGTGCGCCCATACTTTTGTGAACGGGTTTACATACGCAGTTGCTGTCCCCGGTGGGGTCGAAGCAGATTGTGCGGTTCCGTTGGCAAGATACCAACCCTCAACCGTGATGCTCGAACCATTGGCTGCCCAATCGGTGATAAATCCGCTGTACTTAGTTGGGCTGTGAGCAGTATCAATAATCATGCCCTTGCGCAAAAGTCTTCTGTTTGCTTCGCTGATTGTTGAAGCAGGGATAACGGTTGTCGCCGTGTAAGTTGCGCCAGTCAAAGTCAATGTTGGAGGCGGAGCCAAAACATCGGCAAAGAAAGAAACAGCATCTCGGTCTGTGTAAATAGAAATGTCTGCTTCGTTTTGTACGCCAAGAACTTCGGCGGCGCTATTGAAGTCTGAACCGCTTGGATAAAGTCTTACAGCAAAACCTGTTGCGCTATCTTCGTTGCCGTAAGGCGCCGACATAATTCTTTGACCCTCGCGAAGAAGGTCGCCGTTAAGATTTTCTGGATTGAGGATTTTTGCGCCACGGTCTGCGACCCAAACAACTTCTCGACCACCAGTATCTACTCGGCTTTCAAGCACGTAGTTACCATCTGGGATTGTTACGAAGACACAATTTGCTCTCAAGATTCCGTTATCTGTGTAGGTGACTGCACCAGTTCGTGCTTGTGCCGCGGCATCAAAAGCCGCAGTGTCATCCGTGATGCCATCGCCAACTGCGCCGTAATCTGCTACAGAAACAGGTAGAGAAGTTTTATTAACTTTTGAATTGATTTGAGTTTGGATTGCAGAAGTTACGTTATTCAAGTAACCAAGTTCAGTAGACGAGACATCACCGATAGTTGTCGTATTTGGTAGTACGACATTGCCCGTGAACGTCGGTGAGGCAAGCGTCGCATAAGAAGCAAGCGAACCACTAGATGCCGCAGTGATTCGACCTTGTGCATCAACGGTGACATTTGAATATGTGTACGAACCAGGTGTTACTGCTGTGTCTGCAAGTTTTGCCGCGGTTACAGCATCGTCGGCAATCTTTCCAGTAGTTACGTTTAAGTTTAGAATCTTTGCTGTCGTTACAGCATCGTTGGCGATTTTGTCAGCAGAGATAGCGCCGTCGGCTATTTCGCTTGAAGCAACTACTGCACCGACTGATGCATCAATTTCCCAAACAGAACCATTCCATGTATAGATGCGTGAACCTACTGTGTAGGTGTCATTAACCGATGGAGAAACAGGAAAAGAAAAAGCCATTATGCCCAACTCACATTTCCAGAGCCTGCGGTTAATCTTGTGTATCTATTTCCCCCGCCAGCATCAGCGTTTGTGTGTGACGCAGTTAAACCTGCACCGACGGTAATTGTGTAAGCGGATGGGTAACGAAGAATTACTACACCCGAGCCACCTGCATATCCGCCAGACTCCGAACTTGTTGTAGAACCACCGCCACCACCAGTATTCGCCGTACCAGTATTATTTGCGGCACCACCGCCACCACTAGCAGTGCCACCTCCAGCACCACCTCCGCCACCGCCTCCGCCTGCATAAGTAACACTTGAACCTGTTATGGCGACAGATGCACCACTACCGCCAGAACCTCCTGCAACAGCATTGTATTCGCCGCTTGTACTCCCACCATTACCGCCAGCGCCACCACCGCCACCACCTGAACCATTTGCGGCATTAGAAGAACCGCCACCCGTATAACCCTGGACTGGAGATGCAGTTCTTGTGCCTCCAATTGTATTTCCAGAACCACTACCAGTAGCACCACCGCCACCACCGCTTGAGCCGCCAGGACCACCGTTTATGGCGTAGCCTGCACCATAACCTCCACCAGTTGATGTTATTGAACTAAAACTGGTATTTGTTCCAGCCACTCCACTGGTGTTACTTGCAGGACCGCCCGCACCACCTCCACCAATAGATATTGAATAATTTGTACTTACCGTAAGTGCTAACGCTGTTTCTAGTGCGCCACCACCACCAGTTGCGGTAACTGTACTTCTTAAACCTCCAGCACCTCCGCCTCCACCATGCCATCTACCGCCACCCCCACCGCCACCAGCAATCACAAGATAATCAACAGTAAGAGGTGTAGTTGTTGTTACGGAAACTCCAGCAGATTCTGTTCCTGCACCCATCGCATTTACTGCCTTTAGTTTGATTGTATAAGCCGTTCCCCCTGATAGTCCAGAAATCGTAATTGGGCTTGTTGCATCTGCTGGGTCTAGCGCCAAGAAAGAACCATAGGTGGAGCCACTATTTGTAGATAGTGCATATTGATAATTGGTGATTGTAGAACCATTATCGGCACCAGGGGTAAATGCAATAGAAACAGAAGTTGAACCCAGCGCTGTACCACTCAAAGCAGTTGGTGCCGCAGGTGCTGTTGCAACAGCATTGACCCACGCACTTCCTGTGTACCTTTGAAGAGTGCTTGTGTCAGTCAAAAAACAAAATTGTGCCGTGAACGGGGACGGAATATCTGTGTCTCGATTCGCCGTAGTAGTTACCGTAATGCCAGAAAGATTTGAAGCGAGTTTTGCTTGCGTAACAGCATTGGCGGCAAGGTCTGTTGTGCCTACAGCACCAGCGGCAATTTTTGCAGAAGTAACAGCGTTAGATGCAATCTTTGATTCAGTGATTGCGCCGTCACTAACTGTCTGATTTAGTGAGACACCCAACAGAACCCATTTGGTTCCGTTGTAAATCCATGTCTTACCACCAGCAGAGAACGACTGGTTGTTAGTCGGAGAGTTTGGAAAGTCAAGTGCCATTATGCCCAACTCACGTTTCCTGAGCCTGCCGTGATGGTTGTAACTTTATCCGTGCTGACTGTTGTAGTTGTGCCAGTCAAACCTGCGCCGAGAGTGATTGTGTATGTATTTGGGTAACGCAAAATGACGACACCAGAACCACCTGCGCCGGAAACGAAACCATCGTCGCCTCTCATACTCCCGCCACCAGAACCAGAGTTTGCAGATGCGCTTGTTGGTGCTACATCGTTCGCACCACCATTGCCAGCACCACCACCGCCGCCGGGTCCTGAGTTGTAGTCACCTGCACCACCGCCGCCACCAGCCCTAGCCACCGAACTGCCAGTTATGTCAGACGACGTAGAAGGACCACCAGTAGTGCCACCAGGTGCCGCACCCCCAGAACCACCACCACCACCGCGTGGGTTAGCGCCGCCAACGCCAGGATTATTTTGGGGTGAACCCGAAGTACCACCAGCGCCACCACCAACTGCACTACCGCCTGCTCCGGCTCCAGCAGTAATTGAAAATGCAGAAGAGGCATTCCCATTATTGGTTTGACCAGCGCCACCTGCCCCAGGTCCACCCGCTCCAACGGTGACAGAATATGTTGTACCAGCAGTTAAGTTGGTCGTTGTTGTCTGCACTCCACCTGCGCCACCACCTCCACCGTAACAAACCCCCGGAGTACCTTTACCCCCACTACCCCCGCCACCAATAATCAAATATCTTACAGGGAAAGAATAAACCACTAATGGCCAGTTGCTTGCGCCTTGTTCTCTTTGTGTGTCGCGGATAGCCCAAATACCAGATGCTGCACTAGTACCTACGGTCTTTTTTGCTCCGATAAATCCGCCGTTAGAACGCACTAACTAATCTCCTCGTAACTACATACCGCCTCAAGGTCAGAGTTTGCTCCTGCTGTCAAACGAAGGTCATCGCCTTCTTCTAAATAAATAGATTTGCTGATTACATCCAGGGTTGAATCTGCTGGAACAGAAACAGTGTGCGCAATTTTATAAGCAACCCCCGAACGATAAAGAGCGACTGAAATGTCAGCAGCGGCTGCTCCGTCCACATTCGCCACATAAAGAGCATTAACTTTCAATACTTTGTTTGAGTTGCTTGCTGTTCCTGTCACGTTGATTGTGCCAGCCATAGCCGAGTGGTTTTGACAAACATAGTAAAGAGTGCTTGGCGCATCAGCAGGAACTTGATATGTGATGTAGCCAAGTTCAGTGCCGTTATTTGTAATGCCAGAAGTTACGACATTGGCTGCGTTGTATGCGCCCGACGATGTCTGAATCCAGAAAGGGTGACCTACAGCGCTTACTTGAATTGTGTAAGTTGCGCCGCGGGTAAAGGAAAGTGTTGCGTTTGACACTCCACCAACCACATAGTTGCTTGCACCGTTAGCAGTGACAACTGTAGTTGTGCCTGCGCTACTACCCTCGTTTTTGACAATTGGTGTAGCCGTAGTCGTGACGGCAAGAACCGCCGTTTTGCCTTTGATTGTTGTTACGCCTACGATATTTGGTGCTGACATAAATTATCCTCCGAAAACAATCGCCATTGCGATTGCCTTACCTGTTGTTGCATACTCTGTTGGAGTACTCCATTTTAGACCACTTGCCGTACTTGAATCTGCTGTTAGTACTTGATTATTTGAACCAACTGGCAATTTAGTTACGGCGTTGTCTGCTGTGCCAACAAGCAAATCACCCTTTGCGTCAAGGGTGCTGAGTAATTGGTCGAATGGTGCAACACCGACTTCGACCCAAACACTTCCGTAATAAACAAAAGTTGCGCCGGTCAGCGAGTTAAACCATAACTGTCCAGTTGTTGGAGGGTTTGGCGCGGTATCGGAGATAGTTACTGTTGAACCGCCTGCTCCTCCACCAACTTCAACCCAGTTTGAGTCGTAGTAAACATTGACGCTTGCATTGAGAGAATCAAACCAGATTTGTCCGTTGACTGGAGATGCTGGAGCAGAATCGCCGACACTTGCCGCCATGCCAGAGGCGCCAATTTCAATCCATTGAGAATCGTAATACGTAAAGGTTTGAGCAGTGTCTGAGTCAAACCACAAGTCACCAACAGCAGGGCTTGCTGGGGCAACAGGGCTAACTTCAACTCTCGCACCATTGCTAACTGCACCAACTTCAATCCATGCTGTGCCGTAGTAAATGAAAGTTTGTGCGGTGTCTTGATAGAACCAAAGTTGTCCGTTTACTGGAGATGCAGGAGCGGTTGAAGAAACAGTTACAGGGCTTTTATCAAAATCAACATAAGTAGAACCGTCGTTTGTGAACTGCCACTTGTCTGTGCTTTCATTCCAGCGGATAGAAACATTTGTTGATGAACCGCGCTCAATTTCTACTCCAGCGTTTTCGGAAGGAGCGCCAGTTGCATTGTTGTTTAAGACAATAATATTGTCGTCAACCGTAAGAGTTTCTGTGTTAATTGAAGTTGTCGTTCCCGAAACGGTCAAGTTTCCAGAAACAACCAAGTTGTTGGTTGTGGCAGTTCCCGTGAAGGTCGGCGAAGCAAGTGGCGCTTTAGCGTCCAGTTGTGTTTGGATAGCCGAAGTTACACCATCTACATAATTAAGTTCTGCGGTCGAAAGAGTCGCGCCATCAAGAATGTTTATCTCTGCTGCGCTTGCAGTTACTCCGTCAGTTAAATCAGCGAGAGAAACAGAAAGCGCATCTGCATATGCTTGCGCATTAACTTCTGCGGCACTAGCAGCGTTGGATGCTGCTGCATCAACATAGGCTTTAGTCGCCGCATCGGTATTGTTTGTTGGAGTCGGGACTGTTACCGTTCCCGTAAAAGTAGGCGAAGCAAGAAGCGCATAACCTGCCGCATTTACCCAAGCACTTCCATTCCACTTAAGCAAGTCTCCGTTGGTCGCCGAAGTAATTGTGACATCACCAACATCGTCAAGCGTGTTTATTGTTGGAATTGAATCATTCACCCATGCAGTTCCATTCCATTTAAGGAACTGACCGTTTGTTGCTGAGGTAATCGTTACGTCACCGACATCGTCAAGATTGTTAATTGTAGGAATTGCCGACCAAGTTAAACCAGTTGCAGTTGTTGAATCTGCTTTTAAGAAATATCCGTTTGTGCCTACGGCTAAACGAGCAAAACTACTGGTGTTTCTAGTAAGAAGGTCACCTTTAGTTGTTAGTGCTTGCGCCCCACCACCTGGTTGTGGCCCGACTTCAATCCATTGCGAGTCGTAATAAATAAATGTTTTTGCGGTGTCGGATTCAAACCACAAATCACCTTCGGTCGGACCTGCCGGTGCTGTTTGTGAAACGGTTACGGAAGCATTGCCGGCAGCTTCAGCTGGCGTTGCATTAATCCATTGAGTCCCGTCGTATTGCAGAATTTGACCGTTGGCTACTGAGGTAATTGTGACGTCATTAATGTCGTTAATGGAGCTAATAGTTGTGCCTGCGTTGTCCGCAGCGTTGACCCATTCGGTTCCGTTGTACTTTAAAACTTGGCCATTGGTAAGTGAGGTCAAATTGACATCAAATAAATCTGAAAGCTCTTCGGCTCCGGTATCTGGATTTAATTCAACCCAATTACCGCCATAATAAATAAATAAACCAAGGGCAGTTGAGTCATACCAAAGGTCGCCCGATGCTGGGTTTAAGGGCGCTGTGTCACCTACGGTAGTGCTTGAACCAGTTTCGTTTACCCACTTTTCGCCATCATATTTAAGAATTTGATTTGCGACAAGGTTGGAAAATTCTATATCAAATAAATCCGAAAGTTCTTCCACTCCGGTATCGGCATTTAATTGGACCCAAGCAGAACCGTAATAAATAAATAAATCAAGAGATGTTGTATCAAACCACATCGCTCCAGATTCTGCGTCCGCTGGGGCAGTATCGCTGACTGAGATGCTTGCGTTTCCGCTTACTTTTGTCCAGACGCCTTGAGAGCGGAAATAAAAATCATCATTTGTAATGTCGATTGCAAGTGCGCCATTATCTAGAGCTGCATTTGGTGGCCCATTGGTAGTAAGCGTTACGACACCACCGGTGGCTTTGAAGACGTCGTCTGTGGTTAAAAGGTTTTCGCCACTTCGATATAGGTTTGTGTCACCGGTTGCATTGCCCGGACCCCAAGTAATTTTACCGCCGGCATCAATTCGTATTCTTGGAACATTGTCGGAATGTACACGAGCTGAGAGTGCCTCATCAGCGACGGTACTAAAGTCAAATCCGCGTAGCGGTGACCCAACAAATTTTGCCATACGAATTCAGCCTCAACTGTCTTCTTGCTTTATGAAGCACCCCTCGAGGTGCTTATTTTTAAATCTTAACCTGTAATTACTACTGTGTAAGCGCCGTTGTCTGGAGCGACCGAGAAGCCAAGGGTTACAGTATTTACCGTGGTTCGGTAAACATCGCAAATCACAGTATCAAAAGTTGTCGAGTCAAATACTTGAACTGTTACGTTGCGGGTGTTGAAATTATGGGTTACAACAATTGAAGTTAGCGAGTTGTTGCCAATTACCTGCGACGTAACACGAGCGAGTGATGGTGTAGTCGAAGTTCTTGTTCCAGTATCTCCGCCGACGGCAAGGCTGTCACGTGCGGCCGCCTCGGTAATCGCTCCGGTACCGCCTTGGTCAACAGGCAGAGTTCCCGTTGTGTCATCTGAACCTTGGGCAAGGTCAATTACGTTTCGACTGAGAACGCCAGCGGTGTATGTAAGACCATCACCGGCGATGTTCGATTTAATTTTTAAGCCATCGGCGGTTGTTTCAAGACCAGCAATAGCAGCGTCGAGCTTTATGCCTACATTGTCTGAGCTGATTTCCAAGCCAGAAGTGGCCCCTACATTGACAGACAAAACTCCATCTGCATAACCAAGACCAGAGCCAGCAGCATCCGACTTGATGCGTAGCGCATCTGAGAAAATTTCAATGCCGGTTCCAACGTTGACATTTAAGACATCGCCACTCTTTGAAAGACCGTCACCAGCAAGAATGTTCCCGGCTACTGAGAAAAGAGAGAAGGCAAGCGAGGTGCTTCCAACAGTTATGTCGCCATCAGTGATAAGAACCCAACCGCTGTCAGCGTTTGTTGTACCATTCTCGACGAATGTGAACATCCCAGGTGTGACTTCAGCATTGTTGTCGGCATCAGTAGCGCGAGACGCTGCACCCGATACGGAAGCAATGTAAATACCGTTTTCAGAAGCGGTGCTTTGGTTCTTAACAAGAACACGGTCGCCAGCAACAAGTGTGTAGCCGTCAATTACGTCACCGGCTTCAAGGTCGCTAGCAATATTAATTGGCGCTGTTGTAGCAACTTTTACTGAAGCCTTAACATCGAGCCCTGTGCGAGCAGCATCTACGTAGCCCTTGTTTGCGACGTCTAGGTCGGCGAGTGGGGCTGCAGCTTGGAATCTACCGTTGCCATCGCGCTTAACTAAAGTATTGACACCATCAGCCGAAGAAGCATTATCCAGTTTTGATTTATCTGCTGCTGGCATAACACCATCATCGGATGATGTTGCAAGATTTGGAGTAATTGTTATTGCGCCATTAGATTCGGAAATAGTTAGGGCTTCTGATGCAGAACCAGCACTAGTAACCCCATGAAGCATCTTGCGCCATACAGAGCCTGTATAGACTTTGATGGTGTCTTCAGTGGTGTTGTAAATTAACCTACCTTCAAAATTATCTGAGCTTGGGTCGGAGGCAACAGACTCAAAACGACCATTGATAATTTGATTTTGGGTGAGATTTAAATTTGTTACGAATTTCATTTAAGGCCTCCGAATAAAGTCGCTCTCATAGAGAATACGTCATATCGGACAGTTATTTATAGAGGGTTATCTAAGATAGATACGCTTTCCCTGAAAATGGGCTTGTAAATCCAACCGTTAATTGATTTAGCGAGTTATAAACAACCTCCCCAATTACATGCGTTTCCGCACTGTCCACAATTGACACATTAGGGAAAAACTTTAAATTATGAGTAATCACCCAGCTGGTCGACGGGAGAGATTGAACGTGTACATATTTAGACAGGCTTCTAACTTGTTCAATCGCTGCCTGAACATTTGTCGCCGTAATTTCCGAGGTGGGGGCAAAGGTTAAACTCGTAGCTGGAACTGCTTGAATTAGCTGGTCAACATACTCAACTGTCGCATAGTTGAACTGTACGACGGGATTAATATTTGGGACAATATCAGCCAGCTGTACAATGCCCCCGGGAGCATTTCTATCAATAGAAACAAAATATTTGTGAAGAGATGCGCCGACTAGACGCTCGGTAACTTCGTAAGTTACGCCTTTTGGTTCTACTGTTAAATCGTTTGTTGCATAAAGATTGACAGAAAAACTGCCTTGATTATTTAAGGTTACTTTTATTTCTTGTGGGGAAACAATAAAATTTGTTTCAGCATCACGCATTGGTGCTGTGAGCATAAATCTAACTGTGCCGGCATGAGGCAGCCCAGTACCGGTCTTGATATAAGTTCCGGTAACCGTCACTGTAGTTAGTGCCATATTAAGCCTTTTGCTGAATTCTTAGAGTGATTGAGTGTAGAACACTATCATGTTCCGAATCGAATAACCGCTGAATGTCAAATACTCTGCAACCATATACAAGCTCGGTTGAATTCAATGAGGCGGCATCTAAAAGCGTGCGGATTTGATTAACCAACTCAAGGTCTTCCGCCTGCCTAGTTTGCCAGACAGAAATTTGTACCAATCTATCCCTGCTTAGAACTTTCTTATCCCCAAGAAGTGAAGGCGGATTTGCTAGTTCGTCAGAAATTGTTATGTAGGGCATTGGTGTTTGAGGTGGAGAAATATCTCTAAATATTTTAGAGCCGACTCCAGTGAGCGAAGCTGAAACCAAAATGCTCCTAATAGCCGCAGGAATAGATACGAAGGTCGGCATCACATATCCATTTCTACGTCAACAGTTGAAGATGCATTTATCTTCATGGCTTTTCTTGTATAAGCCTTAATTAATCTTTCTTTTACTATGTCGATAGCTTTGCCTCTCATCGATAGCGCTGCTACGCGCATGAATGGGCGAGGCACAACATCTTTTGTGCCGTATTCGAGTTCTTTTGCTATTGGCGATGTCGAACCAAATTCTGCTATTGCAGGATTTTGATTTGTCTTACTTACTATTCGAGAAGTAATTGATGGTAGAAGTGTTTCCCCGGGTAGTGCGGCTGGAGGTTTTCCAGGGCTTGAAGAATAACGAATTTTACCCTTATGGATATAGGGTTTATGGGTTCCGGGCTTACTAATTAGTTCACGCACTTCACCGGCGCCGGTATCTGCAATTTCTCCAGCAGCGGCGCGCATTTCATAAATACCAGAAAGAACTAACTGTTTAACCGCTTTTTCTACACCGACAAAGCCAGCATAAATTTTTTGAGTGTTAGTAGGTTTTTTAGCCATTCTTTAACGACCTTCTGCAAAAAGCACGAAGATGAGTTTTCGTAAAAGCTATACCCTCAACTTCATAGGTCCCATTCAGTACGCTATTCAAATTTTCTAAAACTATCAAGTCTCCATACTCGATGTCTGTAGATAAAGGAAGACGTATAACAATTTTTCTTTCTTCGCCAATCTGTCCGATAGCATCAGAATTTATTTCTCGCGCTGCGTCTTGATGCACTGAGCCATAGACGCTGACATCGTCGGCTAAGATAGTCCAAATTCCCTCCGACTGATTTATGTAGTCAATAGAATTTGGATTGTGGTGTCGAACCTTAATTAGGGTTGTGGCCCCACGCATGTCTACCTAACTATCCTTCTCTTGAGCCGACTAATCATTTTTAGTTCTTGTTCAGTAAACCCTGATTCGCCTTTGTTGCCGAAAACATAATCGGTACCTTCAACATTTAATCTCTCAAGACCTTGAGCGTCAGCCAAGAATTTGCTCATCTCTCTGGCGCTTGCCGTGAAAAGAACCCTTTCCAGCACCACTGAGTCCGAGTCGTAAACACCAGCTGTGTAGGTAACCAAAGCTATGTAACCTTGTCCGGCAATTCTGACATTGTCAATTCCCCATGGGTAAATATCAAAATCACTAATTACTTGATTAACCATTTGGTTATTCATCCCCACACTAAATGCGGTAACGCTGCGTACTGGTGAATTACGCAAAAAGATTTGGCGTTGCCCTATCTCGAGCATGTGCTTTTCATTAGTGAAGACCTGAGCGTACAATGGCTTGTTGAGGTAGTAAGATAGCTCATTTTCCAGCGTCATTAAAATGATTGACGCGGCTTCCTGCTGGGTATCCGTAAAAGTTTTACCCATAAAGCGCTCAAGGTCGGTGTAATTCAAAATCGCCATATTGCGATAATACACTAAAACAAAAAAATTAGTTCTAGGCGTTAAATTTTGACGCAGCACTAAAGGCTGATGCCCACAAATGGCCAATAATTAAGGCCAATTCATCATCTATACAGCCAATAAATTTGGCGGTCAATAATGATTTTTATTTAGTTTCGATGTTAAACAAATCGGAAGAAGCGATTGGAAGTATTTTGTACTTCTTTGCTTGCTCGATGCTGATGCGCTCGCCTTTTCTTGCTACCTTGACGAGCTCACCATTGACTTGTTCAAAAATATCTTTTGGTGATACTACTTGCATGATTTATTCACTATATCAAAAGAACCGGGTAATAGCAAAAGCCCCACGCTTTTCCTATTGCTAGGGGCGTGGGGCTAAAGCTTTATTAATTAATCGCTATTAAGGAGCGACTGGAGCGTTGTTAAGAGTTACCTCAACGAACGACTCTGGGCGCTTAACAGCAAGAGCAATGCGCTCTTCGGCCAAAACGGCTACTGCGTTTCGTACGAAGAAATCACTGTGCTGCTCAGCAACACGGATTGTGCCTTCCATGCGGTCGTACAGTGTTGCACCAACGCCGAAGGAGCCAATCAAGACTTTGCCTTCAGTGATTGCTGGTGTGCTGACGATTGGCAAGCGC